GTGCAATGTTCGATTTATCAGCGGGGTGTCCAATGGCAAATGGCGGCGACGACATCATGAGAGCTACAAGTGGAGGCGAGAGCATGGATTACATCGCAGTCAAGCATTTGGACCCTACGACGGACAAAAGGTACACAAGCACAAGAGGTGACTTTTGCAGTTTTATCGTTTCAGGTGGTGTCTTGTTCAAAGACCCCATCATTTTGACGAAACGTTTTCTGAAAAAGATCGCTTGCGGAGAGGGAGACATTGCCATCGATGGTTATTTCCATTTATGGGCCTTCAACTACTCACGAAGTGAGCAGCTTGCAGTCCATTTAACCGAAGACGAGTTGGCGGCTCATCAGATAATGACACGGATCATGTTCAATCTGAAAAAGGAACGTATATCTACGAAAGTTCCTTGGGAGTTGTTACAAATCAATGGCGATATCAAAAGCGATGAAGTGAGAACGATTTTCGAGACGAGCGGAACACAAGTTGAAACCTATCTTCAAGATGCAGAGACCGTTTGGTCTGCCCCCTCAGGAGGTGTTCAACAACAAACAGATTATCAGTCAGCTCTTACATTGGCAGTCAGTATGTCATACTAGACGCATGAAGAGGTGATTTCCATTATTATGTCTGTTCAAAATACCGGTGCTGTTGCAATTACGGCCCCAGCCCCTATTCCGAGTGTTGGAGGAGGTACCCATCCTTACAATCGCGCTTATTTTGTCACATTGGAACGCAGAACCTATTGCGGAACTTTGAACGATATAATCAGTGATGCGGTTCAAGGATGTGGTACAATCATGTTACATGAGTTGAGTTTTATTTTCAAGTGCACGGATGCGAAGCAAAGTGTTTATGTTGGAACCTGTTCAAGTTCTAACAGTCAACCTTTGACTACTTTGGGCATCAAACCCAATGGTGTTACTTACACCAGTACGGCTTATAACTATGGAGAGAAGTTGATCATAAAAGTTGTCCCCGCGGACAATCTTTCAATGCAGATCAAACCTATTCCTAGTGACAGGCCGAGTATACAATTACAATATGCTATCTCTGAAGGAGTTGAAGCTATGATTGTTTTGTATGCAAATGTGATAGGAATTCAAGAAACCTATCTGACTTTAAACTCGTTGAGCTGAGTGATAA